TCAATCCTCAATGCTAATTGCTTTCGATTGTTCCGGCTGTAATGCCCGATCCCCAGAAAACATGCTATTCGAGATACTGTTACCTGGCATGTCGAGGCGTACATCTATCCAGCTATTGGCAGGAACAACTATCGGTTCGCCTTTCGTTTGCACCATCTCACCAGATTCGGTAAGCATGTATTTGCGCCTGAACAAACGGATCGTAAGCCCACCGCTTTCCGTCTGTTCTGCCTCGACTATACCAAGCTTCCCCATGCCTGCCGGGTCCATTGGGGGAAGGAGTTGCCAGCCTTCCGATGCCAGGCCAGCCGAACCAGTTAACAAATAGATGCCCACATCGAGCCGGGAAATGTTTACTGCCTCTAGCCTTAGCATTTGCGGTACCGCAGCCGCACCAGGTGAATCCATCCTCATCGACATCTTTACGCTGATTCTCCTCCTGTGATTTTACGATACGAGCAACCGGTGATGCCGCCTTAAGTGTGCCTTCACTCGCTTTGGTGGTATTAGCGGTTGAATACTGAACAGTCCACTGACTGAAGGAATTGTTGAGCCTGATGCGGGTTGCGATTACCCCAAAATCACCAATTTGTAGTTGCGAAACAGCAGTACCGCCACCGCGGTTGATCACCCACATGGGCATATAGTTATTCCAGTAACCAGAACCGGAAGACCGCTCGCCACCATAAAATCCGCTATTAAGGGCACTATTTGCGCTCTGTGGTGTAAGAGCACTGCCGCCGATGCCGACTGATAGAATATCGCCAGATGTGCTGTATGCGTTTCGCGTTGCGCTACTTCTCAAACCGACCTTCAATCAATACTCTTTACCGAATCACTTTATGGCTTTTAGGCTTGGTTTTTTTTATTCACGGGGTTTTCTCTGTGGTTGGTTAGCAGAATTTTATGCTTGGCGCCGTGCTTGGTCATCGCCTCATCGCAGCGGATTAATCTTCGTGGCCAGGCGCTGAAAAGTTTATTGTGCTGTTGCACAATTTTGGTGCGGATGTGCATTAGAGCTTTTAATTAACCATCAGAAAACATTAAGTTTTCGACCTGAAAGCGTGACGTGAATCACACTCATTTTTAGTGTGGTTGCTCATTATTAACCGGGTAACGAAAGGTGCATTGCGCCCCCTCTTGCTGCCTGGATTTCCAGCAAAGAGGGCTCTTTTTCCCCTGTTACAGACATAAAAAAACCGCCCGTAGGCGGTCTTAGCTGAATGCTGTCTGCTCAGTCTGCAAGGATTCTCACCTGCTCACGCAACGCGGTTTCCAGCACCTCTGAAATAATATCGATATTCATCGTAAACCAGTCTGCATCTTTGGGATGAAATGTATAACCCATAGCAATCTGATTAAGCAGATTCATCTTGATCTCATACGCATCATGTTCTTCTGAGCCTTTCAGGATATTCCTTGCAATAAAAGGCAAGATTCTGATGGTTTGTTCATCTAAGCCATAGGTTGTCAGGACTTCACAAACACTACTCATTAGCCGAGGCGATGACGCATTAGCATTCATAACGCCAGCAATGACAATTGCCCCCGAGATTCGTTTTAGCGCTTTATCATCTAATGGGTAATTAACATTCTGACGAAACGCGCTATTCATTGCTGCCATCCAGTGCGCTACATACTTTTCAACATCAGCAGCGGCATGACCGCGCTTCAAAAACTTAAACATTTAGCCTCCCGATGAATTGCGAGGATAGTTTAACAAACTTCTTACAATCGGCCAGTTGACGCCTGGCACTGGTGCAGTATGTAGCTTTTTAGTCCATTAATCTGGCTTGTTGCTTGGGCTATTCGCTCTCGGAGGGTGTAATAATTCCGTTTAGCGGCGTCATTAAGTCGGGCGCGGGCATCATTAGCGCCGCTGGTGGTGGTGGAGCTGTTACGCACTGGCTCGCAGGTGGCGGCGAGGCGCAGCCGCTTAACGCCGCGATCAACGTCAGCCCGTAAGCGCTCATTCTCAGCCTTAGCACTGGCGAGATCCTCCTGGTTTTGCTTATCAATGGCCGCGTTGCTGGCGCTCATTCTCTCCAGCGCGTCAATCTGCCCTTGCGTCTGGTGTAGCTGCTGCGTGATGGTGGTTAGCTCGGATATGGTTTCATCCCATTGCAGGTGATACCAGTAAGCCAGCAATGACAAGGCGATCACCGCCAGGGCAATAAACCTTCCTATCATCGCCTTACGTCCTTCATACAAAGTGTGCTTTCTTTCTCGCTACGGGTAGCAAGGCCGGGCAGAACGACGCCGCCAGCATATCGCCAGCGCGGGAACTGCTTGCACGCTCCTTTTAGGTCACCACCCCGCAGCATTTGAAACAGCGTGGAGGTTTTGACCTTCCCGCAACCAACGCTGAACGTTAGCGAGGTGGCAGCGCTGAAAGCGTTATCAGGGATGCGACCACCAGCACTAAAGCGATTAACGCAGCCCTCGGCATCGAGGATATTTCTCTGCCAATCGTCGGCGATCTGCTTCATCGTGTTTCCGTCTCTCACTCCGTGCGTATTGCCGATCCCATCGGTCAGCACGCCAGCCGGGCAGACATAAGGATGTAAGCGGCAGCTCTCTGCGTTGCCAATCAGCGATAAGCCCGCCTCATTCGTCCTTACCTGCCCGTTGCTCAGCACAATGGCAATAGCGGCCGCTACGGAACACAGGCCACCAGTCACGCCAGCTTTACGAATACTCATTTTTTAAGAGCCCCGGCTTGGTTACTGCTAATCCTTCTCTGGCCGCGCGCTCAATGGCTTGCGTTTGTCTCCACTGGAAATGCCAGTTAAGGGCGAAAGTACAAGGCCCGATAACCAGGTCGGAAATAGTAAGCCACTCGTAAAGCGTTACGCCGTGGAGCTTGTCGCCGAGCGCCGATAGCCATAGCGAGATCCCGCTAAACCAGTAAGGCGCGTTTGTGATTTTTTCATTCATGGTTTCCGCCTGGGCAGATGTTAAAAGCCCTGGCGGGCTAGTGATCAGGGATCGCTTTCTGGTCGGTCGTCTCATGTCATGCGCCCGTTAGGGCTGAGGCATATCAGATAGTCAGGCAGACACTCCAACCATACCCCCCCATCCGTAGCGGTTGCTGGCACTCAGCACAGCGGCTTTCGTTTTGTCCGTCCATGCTTCGCAGGTTTAATCCTCTGGCGGGAAAGTCTTTTTATATTCGTGCATCAGGAAGAAGTAGATCGCACCACAAACAGCAACATCGGCCAGCATTGAGGTAATGCGGCCGCCGAGCTGCATCAACAAGAGTGCATCGATCAGAGCAATGGCTTTCCATTTTTTCGGCATTGTGTAGATCCTGAAATAAAAAAGCCCTGGCGCTATGCCAGGGCTGCATTGAAATTTTACTTAATGTGCTTTTACTAATTGGCATTAATCCTAATTAGTGGCGCCAGGGCGGCATGAGGTTGTTCGAAACGCTCTCATATTCGATATTGGCTGAGAAAATGTATTAAACACTAACTGTAAGGCCACCAATGAAACGTTTTTTAACCAACCTTTTCACCAGCTCAGAGAAGCGTACCAAGCGAGAATACGCTGAGAAATTCGCATGCTATGAGGCTTATCTTGCTGGGTATGGGTGTTCGATACTCAACATGCCTAACGCCATGAGCGATCTTTTGAGCATCACTGGGAAGAAAAGCATTAGTGAGTGCGAGGTTGACTCTGTTTTATTTGGGCAAAAGCTCGAATACCATAACTTTGCGCTTACAAGCTCACTTACCCACTTTGCAGAGCTGGATTATGCCGGGCAAGAGCTGATTGTGCGTTACTGCCTGAGATATCAAATACAGGACTGCATCGGCAGTGCTGCCTCACTTGAGCAAATAATTACCTCATCTCGAAACATGGGTTGCACGTTTTACGAGGCGGTTGAGGCGGTTGCAAAGGCGGCAAACATGACAGTTGAAGAGGTCTATGGCGTACATCATCCACTGTGATTAAAAACGAAAAAGCCACCCGAAGGTGGCTTGTGATTTTGCGTAAGTGGGATACCCGTCTTCGCTTTAAGAGCAGCATTATCATCCTTCAGGCGATCAACTTGATTTCTCAGTCGCTCGATTTCTTTCCCATTGTTATCAATGTCCCGCTGCTGACCTTTGATAATTTCTGTTTGGGAAGCCTGTACTTCTCTCGTAGCCTGTAGAGCCTTATCCATTTCATCGACTTGATTGACCAAGCGAGAGCCGAAAAAGCTAACTATTGCAATAGTTATCCCGACCATAATGGTCAGAGCCCATACTTTTGTTCCAGAAGCAGTGTTTGAAGTTTCGTCTATAGACAGGCACCTTATCCAAATTAAAATAACCCAACGTCTGCGCAGATCGTTAGTTCCGAGGTTATTCTATATGGGTGAGGTAAGAAAAATCTTTAGAAATCAGATAAGGTGAGATTGTTTGGTTATTTAACGAGCGAAAGCAGCCAAATTCCCCATACAGGGATAGCAAAAAAGGTCATTGTATAAACAATAGCTGGCTGTATTTTGTTCAAATTAAATTTCCTTAGTAGAGCCTTGAATGCGCTACAACTCCAACCTACCTAAAGATTCGACTTCGCACAAGAAGAAAAACACTACTTTTTTATCAAATTAGCACGGATTTTAAATCCGTTTTTCTTACCTATTAGGTAATCAATGGCGCGGCATTATACGTGCATACACAAAGTTATCAACAGGAATGTAGCTTAATGATGGCAATTTGTGCCATCCCAGCGTCTTCACCAAGTGAAGTGCTATCAATCATCAGCTTGCAGATAATGGGGGATTTTCTGCCGATAACCCTGGGCATGCAACGCCCATCGTTAGTAACAAATTAACACAGTTTCGGAAAAGTAAATAGCTCACTATAAGTTAATGAGCTATTTTGTTGAACGTTATTTTGTTATCTGCTTAAGCTGCGTCTCGGCCCACGCCTCTTCAATGTCGAATTTCGTGATTAACTGGTCGTAAAAACGTTTAACCGATTTTTCCCATGTGGCGACGGAGATGGCGTCTGTTATCTGGCAAACAGCAGTGTAAGCCTCAGTTGAGGGGATTCGCCCGTACCCACGGCCGCCGCAGCGTTTACAGTCTGCCAGCACCGGTACGCCCTGCTTATCCGTGAACTCCTTGCTCACTGCTTTACCACGGCCATGACAATCACTGCATGCTGCGCTGACGGCACCGGCGCCATTGCATTTTTTGCAGAGGACCTTCACTGACTCTTTGACCGCCATCATCCCGGACACCTTCATCTTGCCTTCAGCCTTTCGGAACTTGTTGGTGAACACATCAGCCTCGATAAACCCCTGGCCCGCGCAGCAATCGCACTGTTTCACGCTGGCTGCGCTGCGGGAATAGTCCTCGAAAGCGAAGGTGGCCAGATGGTGCATCACCTGAGGCTTAATCACGGCGCCCAGCTTGCGAAGCGCGGCAACCTTATCGCATTTGGTCAGTGCATATTCAGCCAACAGCGCGATCGCCCTATCCCGGTTGTTATGGCTGATTCCCATTTTACCGAGGAAGGCGCTATATCCCATGGCGGCGCGTTCCTGCGTCATGCCCATGGCTGCCATGATGTCCGTACCGGTCAAAGAATCTGATGCAGTGGCGCGCGGGGAGTCGCTGATCATCGAGGATTTTGCAAAGTGGTATTTCACGGTGTTTTCGAGGTTCATGCTGCGGCTCCTGCCATCAGGTAAATGCGAATGAAATTGCGTAAAATTCTGTAGTCCACCAGCACCGTTCCCGGGCGGCGATAAATGCGGAGGCGCAGCTAGCGCATGCGAAGCGATTCGATCAGTTCTGGTTTCATGCTGGCTCCAGCTCGATGATGGTTAACTCCAGTTTGCCGCCCTTGATGATCGGCATCCGCTTTACGCGGTAATCGTCCACCTGCTGGTCGTCCTGCCAGAACCCGGCTTTAGTCAGCGCGTCAAAGGCCGCTTTCTGCAGGTTGTCCAGGTCTCTGCGGCGGCGACAGGCATATGGCACTCAATGTGGACTTTCGCCGGTGCAGTGATGCCGACATCCAGCATTCCGTCTTTAATGATTTGGGCGACGCGATCGCGGTAGGCCTGCCCTTCTGTGCTGATATGCGTGCGCCCGCGGTTGTGCCGGTAGTAGCGGTTATTGCTCGGCGGCCATGGCAATGTGATGCGATAGGTATTCATGCAGGCACCACCAGACCACGACGGGCAATCTGGATAATGGTCAGAACGATGGCGCGGTCCATTAACTGGCGGCGTTCCTCGCGGCTCAGGCTCTTCCCGTTATCAATCTCTGAATGGCAGGTGACGCAGATAGCGGCGGTGGCGCAATCGTCGGTTTTCATCCCGATCCCTTTCCCCTCATTGCGATGAGCAACCTGAACGCCCCCATGCACCACACAGTACGCACTGCTCTATCTGGCCAACAGCGGCAAGCCACTTCTTATTTCGATAGATAGCCATAATCACCCCCAGACCTTTTGGCGAAATGTCCGCGGCGTGCGTTCTTGCCACCTGGCTTCCGGCAATCGGGCGCTCACAGTCCAGGTGATGCAATCGGGATTCAGGCTGCGCTTAACTTCCACGCCGCGGCGCCGGTAATCCGCCAGCAGCTGTTCGGCCTGCGCTGTGGTGCATTCGGTATGCTGGAACCATGTCTCTTTCATTGCCATCCCCCCGCGAAGCTCATGAGCTGCGCAGCGGCGTTCTCGGCCTCGCGCTGGTCTTTGAATGAACGGTGGAGAATGAATCGCCAAAGCACGTTCATCGATTCGGTGTAGAGCGGAACAAACGCTGTGTCGTCCATATTCGCAAAAGAAATGCTCTTTGGGCGCTTACGCTGGCTGCCATCAGGGAGGAATACCACGTCGTAATAACCGGCACAGACGATTACCCATTCACGATAAGCGTCGAATGATTTGCAGGCGGTAATGTTGGATGTGCGGCGGGCTGAGAGGTCGCAGAAGAACTCTTCAGCATAAGATGCCAGTATGTCGCCATTGCCTACTCGTTGCGCCAGGAAATCGGCGTACCGATTAACAATGTATTTCTCAGAGGGTGTGATCGCATCGCCAGCCGGCTCCCAGTATTCAAAGCCAAGGTTCAGTAGTGAAAAATATTTGCGATGTAAAGCTGCATTGCGGACGCGACGAAATTCACCTTCGAGGACCGCGCCGAGCTTACATTTTGATTGCAGAAAGTCGCTGGTCTTCGGCGTTGCGGGGATCAGGATTCCTGAGGACTGCTTGATTAGTTGTAACTGCGCCATGGTATTCTCCGTGGCGCATCAGGTTAACGGGTGTTCAGTCCGTTGAAATTATGATATCAGAGGGTTGCGTTATGCGGTAGCCAAGACGGCGAAGAAAACGTGTGCCTGAAGAAAGATTAAAAATCCCCTCACCTTCCAGCAAAGGACGGCATGAAACCATCCCATTCCTGCAGTAAACGAGACAACGGCTTTCAAGCAGCATTGAGCCGACAAGCTTGCCGTCCGTTCGCCTGATAATATCGTACCAGTCACCCTGCCTTTGGCCTTCATTCACATCAACCCCCCTTACTTTGCTATCTAAAAATACTTACTAACTTATGAGCGAAGTTCTCTTCGTAGGACAAAATATCAAATGGCGTAAATTTCCTAATAGGTTCGCCGACAGAAAAATGAATATTTTTCGCTGTAGCATTCAAACCATACATTAAATAACTGTATGAACAAACAGTATTTGTGCATTTTCAAAATATGCGACAGTTAAAGACAACCTTGCAAAGAATTATATAACCAATTGAATTTGCAGTTTTTTATCCATTGCAGATGATAAGGCATACCTTTTTTATAAAAGTTAGCATACAGAGGTGCAGGTTCGATTTTGAAGGAACATTCGATACTGACAAGGTGTGTCAGTTTGACCATTTATAATAGTGCGACGCTTATCAATTGCTCGAATTAATAGCAGCATTTAATCCGTTGTGAGATGCAGAACGCCTAATGGAGTTCATTCGCACGATATAAAGCGTAAAGATAGTTAAAGATTTATGAATTCTGTGCCGATGATTTAACCATAGATGTAGACAAGCATCTAAGTTAAACCATCAAAAGCTAAACACACGAATGTTAACTATAAGTAGTTGATTTTAAATGCCATTCGTGGGGTTCAAGTATGGGTTTTTGGGACAGTATCAAAAGTGCAGCATTAAAAGCAAAATGCGCTGTTGGAATTCATGGTGGGAATTTCCGGCCAATCGAGGGCGAAACATGCAAATACTCAAAAGTTTGCCCCGATTGTCATGAGACGATCAAGACGGAAAAACATCAACTTGGACAAGCCGAGTATAAATTCGAATACAAATGCGTAACAGTTAAGAAGTGCCTTAAATGCGGATTTGAAAAAGAGGGGGAGAGGCATGAAGGCTATGAAAACGTTGATGTTGACGACTACTGCAATGTTAAACAAAGTTGTACACGTTGCAGATCCGAGCGCATCCACGGAAAGCAACATTCATGGACATCGGCTGGTTCTACCGATACACATCACTTATACCAATGCGTGAAATGCGGTGCTAAATCAGAGGAGAAAAAGGTGAATTTCAAGTCACGTTAATCTTAAGGTTTCGAAGCGCCATTTACGATAGGTACCCCCTTAAATATAGAGGGGTGTTGAGCATCCAGTTATACTACCGGTTCGAAACAGCTCAATAATAATTATTATCACCAGATCCAAGGTGAATTTTGGCGATACCTCATTTTCACACTGGGCCACCTACTTTCCTTCGGGTTTCCCTTCACGATATTCCTAGCCAATGAAAATCGTGTCACCCGGAGCTGTGTGATCATAATTGATTTGTCGCGCGCTTCCTAAAATTTCTTAGTGGGATGTTAACGGAACTTATGACTCACCTTCTTTTAGTTTTGTGTGGTATCGAGTAAGCCGTTTTGGTGCCTGGATTCGTGACGACGAATCCAGGCTGAATGTAACGGAGAAATATTTCCATATTCCCTTGGATTGCACTTTCTGGGATGGACATTCTTTCGATGTCGATCTTCCAACGCTTCAGCAGCGTCTTAGCTTTTTTTTCTGTTAATGGAATATTGCGTTCCTTAGCGACAGCGATTAGCTGCTCAACCGTTGGAAGCTTTATGTGGGCTGGGTTTGTCATTTCGGATTTGAGAACCTTCTATAGAGGGCTATGATTTTATCATAGCCCTTATCCTATGTTTTGTTTTTGGATCACAGTAACTTAATCGCTGGATATCACCGCCTTTGCAAATCCATGAGCTACCTCCACAAGCTCTTTGTTATTCAGTGAATCGTTCATTTTGATGCTCCCCGATGCGTATAGCGTTCCAGGTCAAAGTCGATAACTGCGCGTTCATCGCGAAAGATGCCGCAGCGTCCATGGCCGATTAGTGAGCCCTGTTTTATGGCAACCCGGATGTACTTCTCGGCGGTGGTGCGATGCAGCCCGAACATCTCCACGATGTCTTTGGTCGTCGCGTGGCCATACTTTTTCACCATATCGATAATCCAGGCGATAAACAGCGCGCGTTGCTGATGGGTCTTAGGCCTTGCCATTTTCGACCTCCGGATTTACCAGCGGCTGCGCGAGGTGCTTATGGCGGCCAACGACACGCACGGCGTCGCGCAATCTCTCCAGGTTCGCCAGCTTGCTCTTCGCGCGGCGAATTTCGCGGGAGATAACCCGGACCGTCGGAATAGTCACGGATACGTCGCGCCCTTCGGTGAACGAGGGGATCTCACTGACAATCTGCGCAACGTCCTTCGGTTGAACCTGTTCGGCCACTTCAGGTAATGCAATTTCTGCTGGCGCAGCTGGTTCTTCAGCGGTTTCCGTTGTTGTCGCCGGCAGTGACCAGGTGACACCTTTGCCCTGCCCGTTCTTCACCACGATGCCCTGGCGCTCCAGTGCGCGCATTGCTGAGGTCATGCCGCGACCGTTGCGGTTCACCGCTGCTGCCAGCGATACGGTATCCATGGCGCCGTTCTTCGCCAGGAGTTGCTTAATCACCGCCGGGTCTACGGGCTCTGGCGCTTCGCCATGCAGTGCAGGCTTTGCCGGTGGCACGTAAGCAACGCGTTTCGCATCCCTTGCGGAACCAAGGAACCAGCCGCCATCGGAGAAATCACAAAGACCCTGATCGCGCTGTTCACGCAGCATGTTCAGTGCTTCGACAGGCTCAATATCCAGACGAGCGGCCAATTCGCGGTATGTCGCCCGGCCCATTTTTTCCAGTGCTTGGATTACGGTTTCCATAGTTTTCCCCTTAGAAATTATTTAACCGGACGCAGGAGCGACACGTTTTTGCGATAGTTTTCCCAGTCGAAGTTGACCCAGATACCTCCGTCCATCTGAAGACGATCCATGACGCGCGCGCCCAGAGTGGCCACCAGTTCGCCATGATTCAGGTTGGTCAGGATGCCGACCGGGCGCATCGAGGAGAGTCTGCGGTCGATTACCTGGTTGATGATGACCTTCTCGCCGCTAGAGCCACGCTGGATGCCAACTTCGTCAAGCACCAGGAGATCGACGTTGCACAGGTCGTTCAGCAGTGACGATTCGGATTGACCCTCGTCGTAGCACTCGCGAACGCGGAGCATCAGATCAGGGATGGTCACCACCAGAACGGAATGGCCAGCCAACCGCAGGTGGCCAACCTCGGAGGCGGCATGTTCTCCATCGATGGCCTGATGGGTGGAAATACTAACCCGGTCATGAATAACACCTCAAATGAAGTCGAAAAAACGGAAACAGTAACGGAGACCACCAGCAATGTGCAGATGGAAGAGGCTCAGCCAGAGAAAGTCGAAGTTACTGATGTGGTATCACTACACTAGGCGAAAGCGCTGATGCAGTTGATCCGCAAGCAGATGCCCTGAACCCGGCAGAGGTTCTGGCCGCCGCAGTGCCAGAGCTGACAAATCAGGAACAGGCCGATGTAAACCAGAAACCGGATTCTGTCATCCATAACAACAATTCTGTAAACCGGAACGAGCCAGAATCGGCACAGAATGAGCCAGAAGGACATCAGGCCGAACCAGTAGCCGAATATCCAGCGTATTTCGAACCGGGCCGCTATGAGGGCTTGCCGAATAACGTCTATCACGCAGCCAATGGGATCAGCAGCACCCAAGTGAAAGATGCTCGTGTCAGCCTGATGTATTTCAACGCGCGCCACGTAGCCGAGACCATTCCGCGTGAAGGTTCCAAAGTGCTGGATATGGGTAACCTGGTGCATGCGCTGGCGCTGCAGCCGGAAAATCTCCATGAGGAGTTCAGTGTGGAGCCGGTGGTCCCGGAGGGGGCATTTACCACCGCGGCGACCCTGCGCGCCTTTATCGAGGATTACAACGCTACCCTGCCCGCGCTGCTGAGCGCAGACGATATCAAAGCTCTGCTGGAAGAGCACAACGCCACCCTGCCGGTGCCGGTGCCGCTGGGTGCATGCATGGAAGAAACCGCGCAGAGTTACATGTCGCTACCGGAAGAGTACCAGCGTGTTGAAGTCGTTAAGAGACAGACAGCGACGGCCATGAAGGCCTGTATCAAAGAGTACAACGCTACCCTGCCTTCGCCGGTGAAAACCAGCGGCAGCCGAGATGCGCTCCTCGAGCAGTTGGCGATCATCAATCCTGACCTGGTGGCGCAGAAAGCCCAAAAACCGGCACCGCTGAAAGTGTCCGGCACCAAAGCGGAAATGATCCAGGCAGTGAAGTCCGTTAAGCCGGATGCGGTATTTGCTGACGAACTGCTGGATGCGTGGCGCGAGAACCCGGGCGACAAAATTTTGGTTACCCAGCAACAGATGCAAACGGCGCTGGCCATTCAGAAAGCACTACACGAGCACCCGACCGCTGGGAAGCTGCTGCTGCACTCTGATCGCGCTGTTGAGACAAGCTATTTCGGTATCGATGAGGAGACCGGGCTGGAAATCCGCGTGCGTCCGGATCTGGAAATCGACATCGACGCCGTACGCATCGGTGCCGACCTGAAAACCATCAGCATGTGGAATGTGAAGCAGTCCGGCCTGCGGGCCCGTCTGCACCGCGAAATCATCGACCGCGATTATCACCTCAGCGCGGCCATGTATATGAACACCGCGGCGCTGGATCAGTTCTTCTGGATTTTCGTTAACAAAGACGAGGGTTATCACTGGATCGCCATCGTTGAGGCCAGCGAAGAACTGATTGAGCTGGGCATGCTCGAGTATCGCCAGACGATGAACCGCATCGCTAACGCTTTCGACACTGGCGTGTGGCCAGCGCCGATCACCGAAGACTACACCGACGAACTGAACGACTTCGACCTGCGCCGCCTTGAAGCGCTGCGCACTCAGGCATAAGGGGAATGACGATGGAAAACACAAATATCGTAACCGCAGAGCAGCAGGCTCCAAACACTATCTCTGCAACTAACTCCATTTTTAACGTGCAGGCGCTGGGGCAACTACAGGCGTTCGCCGGGTTAATGGCGCAGTCTGCCGTCACCGTTCCTGAGCATCTTCGCGGCAATCCTGCCGACTGCATGGCGATCGTCATGCAGGCCATGCAGTGGGGCATGAACCCTTACGCCGTGGCGCAGAAAACGCACCTGGTCAACGGTGTGCTCGGTTACGAAGCGCAGCTGGTGAACGCGGTGATCTCCAGCTCCAACGCCATTGTTGGCCGTTTTCACTATGAGTACGAAGGTGACTGGTCGAAATGCGCAAGCAGCCGCGAGGAGATCGTTAAGAAGCCAGCGAAAGGCGGTGGTACGTACGACAAAAAAGAAATAGTACGCGGCTGGACCAGTACTGACGATTAAGGCCTATCTGTTCGTGTGGGGGCAGTCATTCGCGGTGAGAGTGAGATCACCTGGGGCGAACCGGTATTCCTGTCCAGCGTGATTACGCGTAATTCTCCCCTGTGGATTTCGAATCCTAAGCAGCAGATTGCATATCTGGCCCTCAAATACTGGGCGCGAATGTATTGCCCTGCAGTTGTTCTGGGTGTGTATACCCCGGATGAAGTTGAGCAGCGCACCGAGAGGGAAATTAACCCGGCCCCAGCGCGTGAGCCTGGCTGATATCAAAGATGACAGCGTAACAAACACACTCAGTGCACAGGAGTCTGCCACAAACATCGATTCTATGGCCCATGAGTTCCGCGATCGCATCGAGGCTGCTGAGGATGTGGATAGTGCCAAAGCACTCCGCGCTGACATCGAAACCGCAAAGGTGACGCTGGGTACAGCCCTGTACACAGAGCTCAAAAACAAAGCGGTGAAACGCTATTACCTGGTGGATGCGCGCAACAAGGTTGAGGCGGCGATCAACTCCCTGCCACAGCCCGGCGAACCGGGTGGTGCCGAGCGCTTCGAGGAAGCCGAACGCGTGCTGGCGTCGGCAAAACGTCACCTGGGCGACGAACTGCACGATCAGTTCAGCATCACCCTGGCAGATATGAAACCGGAATACGTGGCCTAAGGGAGGCGGGAGGGTCCGCCCTCCCGGTAATGAGATGAGCAAATTCACAAACGAAGAGTTAATCGCACGCACAAAAATGCGCCTCGCTATGGCCGCAAGTTTCCCGGATAGCAAGTTGGCGCAGATGGATAAATGCCTGGCTGAAATCGCAATGTCAGCGCTTTCATCATCACAATTTTCGCAGCCAGTACTCGAGTCTGTCGCTAACGCTTTTATCGCGGCGAGGCGATAGAAAAAGAGCAGGAGCGACTCCACGGCGAAGACTACTTAATGGACTCGAGAGACTGCATTGCGGTGATTCGGGAAGAAATACAGCGGCTCAATGCCTGCCGTGCCGGCATGCTACCTAAAGTGCTAGGAAATGACTATGCAACTGATTAACCGCGGCAATCAGCAGTCCCCTCTGGCGCGCCGGGCATGTGCTATCGCCCTGGCGACCCACGCAGAACGTTACGGCGATTACGGTCGCAGCAAAATGAAAGAGACGTATACGGTGAGAGTAGAAGGCGTGAAGGTCTGGGTGGAGGTGGTGAACCGAAAGGCGGGCTACGTGGCCACCGCGATGACCGGCATGCGTCGCTTGCGATCCTTACCCGGGCAGATCGCCTGATATTGAAATATCACTAACATTCCCCCGGCATCTTTATACTGATGCCGGTTACCTGAGGTGAAAAATGGCACAGGTAATTTTCGATTCTGAATGGGTTGTTGAGGCCAGGCTAAGTGAAAAAACAGGCCTGAATGAAGGATAAATAAAAAATTATCGTCTGAAGCTTTGGGTGGAGGGCGTCCACTTCAAACGTCTGACTGCCCTCGGCGAGACTGATAATTCAAAAGGTCTGCTTTGGTACAACTACCCTAAGATAAATCAGTTAGTTCGGGATGCTTAATGAAATTTGCAATCAATTACCTCAGCAGTAAATACGTTGCAACGTGTTGTGGGAGAAAATACTCGTCTTGATGATATTCAGCATGCTGACATTTTGAACTACCGCAAAGAACTGCTAACCGGGTCAGTTATCAACCCTGCAATACCGAATACGGCAAAGCAGGGTCGCGCCCCCTCAACGGTCAATAAACAGATGGCTGTTTTATCAGAAATGCTGAAGCTCGCGCAGCGAAGTCAGTTTATATTACATGCTCCTCATGAGGGTGTATCGAGGCTCAAGCTGTCTAAACCAGATCCGGATCCGCTTTTACTTCATGAGTATCAGGCCCTAATCGCCGCCCTTCCCCGCAGGCAAGCTTTGATCATCATTGTTGCGGTACATACGGGATTAAGGCCTGGCGAAATCTGTGCACTCGCATGGGAAGATATCGACCTGAAAAAAGGTGAAATCCACGTATCGAGAAGCCTGACGAACAAGCGGGTATTTGTGCCGCCTAAAACGGATGCAGGCATAAGAACTATCACATTGCTGAAGCCTGCCCATGAGGCCCTGCTGGAGCAATATGAAATTACGGGCGGCGGTCAGAAGCAGGAGATCATGTTTCATCATCGTGAGCTCGGTAAGACTGAGCGGCAGAATTTACGCTTTGTTTTCATACCTGGCGAAAACTCAGGATCAAAGAATAACCATTTTTCGAAAAACTCAATCTCCTACGGCTGGAAGCGCGGTACTAAACTTTCCGGTATCCGTAAGAGAAACGCCTATCAGACGCGCCATACTTTCGCATGCTGGACGCTGATGGCCGGTGCCAACCCTTCTTTTATTGCTAGTCAGATGGGACACGAGGACGCGCGTATGGTGTATCAGGTTTATTCGAAGTGGATTAGCGATATGAATCAGGATCAGGTGAACATGCTGAACAAGCAAATGCCGACGGCATTGCCCCCAGGACGCCCCCAAGGGTTCGGAAGCATGAAAAAAGTCATTTAATTTCATGGTGCTGATTCCATGTCACATAATCAGCGTTAAACTATTCAGAGCATTTATTTTAGGGAGAAGCGATGATGCGCGTATTGGTTGTCGAGGATAATGCATTATTACGTCATCACCTGAAGGTTCAACTTCAGGAAATGGGTCATCAGGTGGATGATGCGGAAGATGCCAAAGAGGCTGACTACTATCTGAATGAACACTTGCCAGATATTGCCATCGTCGATCTCGGCCTGCCGGATGAAGACGGTCTGTCGCTCATTCGTCGCTGGCGCAGCCACGATGTCTCACTGCCCGTGCTGGTGTTAACCGCACGCGAAGGGTGGCAGGATAAGGTCGAGGTGCTTAGCGCCGGGGCCGACGACTATGTCACCAAGCCTTTCCATATTGAAGAAGTTGCTGCCCGCATGCAGGCGCTGATGCGCCGTAACAGCGGCCACGCCTCTCAGGTGATCTCGCTGCCGCCTTTCCAGGTCGATCTCTCTCGCCGTGAGCTCTCCATCAATGACGAGGTGATCAAACTGACCGCTTTCGAATACACCATTATGGAAACCCTGATCCGCAACAGCGGCAAAGTGGTTAGCAAAGATTCCCTGATGTTGCAGCTCTATCCTGATGCTGAGTTGCGCGAAAGCCACACCATTGATGTGCTGATGGGGCGTCTGCGGAAAAAGATCCAGGCACAGTATCCGGAAGATGTCATTACGACGGTCCGCGGTCAGGGCTACCTTTTCGAATTACGCTAA